GTTTGTGCCAGTGCCTTTCAAACACATGGCCCCAATAGTTTTCGTTTATTTGAAACAATCCATGATCCACCCCGTTGTAGGCACGGGGATTGTGTAGTGACTCGCACCACGCAATCCCCAACGCCCTCACACAATCGTCTGCAAAGTATTCGCATACGATTGGGGCAACAGGTTCAGGGATCTCATGGCTAATCGAAGTGAAATCTAAGATTCGCCATATGACCAGCCAAAGATTCACTATGACACCTCCACCTTCGGTGGGGAACTGTCACACATGATTGACTTATTCCAAATGTGTACAGGCCAGTCTGGAACTCCGTTCTTTGCCCGTATAAATCCGAACATTTCGGATTCCAAACGTGTTGGCCTGCCACACTTCTTGCACTCAGCGTTAGCCATCGCCATCGCCACGCACTTCCCAGCCGTCATACAACAACGCCCAGATGTCACCTAAACGGTTAATCCACTTTCGTGGAATGTGTTTAGTCGGGTGGTGCATACGTTGACCGACCATGTGAGACTTGTAGTCCACATAATCCAAAGCTTCTGCTTTGTTACGCATGTATCGAACCCAAATATCTCGATTCACATAAACACGATACGGATAGTCACGCTCAGGAGTCTTAACTAATGCACTTCTGTCAATTTCCATAGAGTCAAGGAAATGTATAAGCGAGTTGCCATCTCGGCTACGCACAGCCAGACGACTATGGTCGTGTGCATCTACAACGGTTGAAAAGAAACCGTCGTCATTAAATATCCACATAAATAACCTCCAATGGTTTGTGGGTTTGTTTGCTACTAGGTGTATTACACCCTCACTTCGTGAGGGGGTGTAATACACCAAGAGGGGGGAGGGGGGTCAGGAGGGAGGTATACCGTTAGGTATCACCCGACCCCCCAGACCTAGCCTACCTTCAGACACCTAACAACATCTGCTCACGGAGGTATTGTTCCGCAGCGTCAGCTATAGGTGTTTTACGGTCCAAGACTTTCTCAAATCCGTTCTGTTTCGCAACAGTCGTAGACTTGAAGCCTTGGTTGATTCGGTGCTGTTCAGCACCCTGGAATGCGTTGTATGCGAGCCATCCATTACCCCAGTCACCATTAGTTTCTTGTGACCAAGCGTTCAGAATCGCAGCACGTTTCGCATCGACAGCGTTCTTCGTTTTGGTTGCCGCATCCTCTTCTGCCTCTGGCAAAACAGCGTTAAGCATCCGATAGAACGCAGTATCACTAAGCGATGAGCTAGACAACTGACGTGCAAAAGTGACAAGACTGTCACTATTTACCTTGCTTGCCTCTAACAACGCAGACCGTAAGGTCAGCAGGTCGTCGTGATTCTTAGTTGACTTAACTTGAATCAGTCCTTTGGACAGATCCAACATGTTTAAGCAACTAGTACGTTCACCTACAGCGTTGATCGTTGTCTTAGCTTGTCCATTTAAGGACGAGCTAGTGATTATTACAGGCAGAATATCGTCACCTTCCATAACTTCAATCGGATCTCCGATCTGTTGGGTGATGGCAATACGCTCACCTTTACCGAACACAGTGATGTCCGTGCAACTACTAGGAAACATAGTTTCCATAGTTTCAAAGACGTGCTTGTATCCGTCACGTTGAGGGTACCGACCCGAATGCAACCCGAGGTTTACGCTAGGCACACCGTCTGTACGAAGAACATACAGATTCAAAGCGTCGCCACGCTTGTTACCTTTCAGGTATTCAGGGGTCTTAAGCTCACCTGTTATAGGGCATGTGTATTGCGATGCCACATATTCGACAGGGAAATCAGCATGTACCTCTGATGCAACGTCTACGACGTTGCGTCCGTGTTCAGCTACCTCTTTGGTCAACCAATCGTGACCTTCGTGGTAATTAATCATTTCTATTGTCATATAAACACACCTCCATGTGTATTTGTTAATTGATTTATTCACTATACCAAATGGGTGGGACACCCACTTAGATTTGGTCGGGAGCGGAGGCACCCAACAGGCTTATCCTCCACATCTCAACAAGTTGAGATGAACTTTCGCTGTCCACTTAATGTCTGCGAACGCTACTCCCGATGGTGGAATGTGGGGACTTGCACCCCGTGGCTCCAGTACGATGCCACGCTCTATTAGCTACATTCCATATGTATCGCTAGCCCAGATTGACCTCAGTTTCTCAGCAATAGTTTCGCAGAAACTCCTCGCCGCCCCTTCGACTGTCAGTGTGATTCATTAACAGCCCACAGCAACTAGCCATGTAAGCGATATGTTATTTAACTTTAATTTTCAATCACGAAACCAAATTCGTCTTTGAACTGACGTTCAAACGCATCAGCTAGTTCCGTAAACTTGCTTGCTATGTAACGCATTTCCACACACCATCCAGCAAGAAAGCTTGGATCGTCACGACCCGTGACCTGAGATGCCGCTTCACCTTGGAACTGATCTAAAAGATCGCCCAAAGACTCACCGAACATGTCAACGTCATAGGGGCTATTAACCCCGTCCATGTAATATGTTTCCATTCGGGTACCTCCTACCCATTTGTTTGTTGTGGGAGTATTTAACCCCTCAAACAAGAGGGGGTTAAATACACCCAACATTTGATTACGCTCCAGCTTCCCACGTATCTTCGGTCAGAATCCAAGTCGAACGAACGTCATACTTAGATGTAAACACACCAGCCTCAAGCAACTCGTTGCCTAAGTCGTAACGCTGACGAGTAAATCTCGAACGACCGTTAAACGCATTCTTAGCGTCCTTTGCCAGACAGTAAACCGCTTCAGCGGTTTGCGCATCCAAGAAAGCCCGAATCAAATTCATATCAGCACCGTCCAAAGGACGAAACCTAGCTCGAACAGTGGCACCCATACCTACGATGTCGCCACCTACAGCGTAAAGTGCTGCACCCTCTATCCAATTGCTCATAATTTGCGGCCTCCCTGACCGCTGATTTATTGTTGTGGGGTTTCTCTCCCCTCAAAAGAGAGGGGGAGAGAAACACCCAACTGTTTACTTTCGCTCCGACTCCAACATGGCCTGCCAATAAGCAGGACCCCGCCGAGCCTTACGATCTGCCTGTAAGCGTTCCCACTGGACCAGAACCAGAATGGTTCCCCACCCAGTAGCAACCCCGAACATATACATCGCAATCATGCATTCACCTGCCAATACTCACGAATATTCTCAAAAGCCTCCACATCCTCACGATGCCAAGAATCTCCAGATACTCTAAACTCTTCCTCTAACTCTGAAAGAGTTCCCTCGTGACCCTCATAACCAAGGTAATAGAACGACACCAACCGACCGTCCTCTAGGACGGCAGTCTGATACTCCTCATTGCCGAGGAACACATAGCCGCTATGAGTATTAAACATAGGCCGCACATTGTCTGACTCAAAGTCAGATGGCAACCCACACATATTCCATGCCGTAAGCAAATCAGCAAGAATCCGTCGCTCACGGGCACCAAACCGACCTATGTCGGTAGTAACAATATCATCATGCATTTCTCGGACCTCCATCCGTAATATTCCAATCAACATATCAAGAGATTGGGGCAGATCCACCACCAAAGGTGGTAGATCCGACTCAACCGCTTACATTTAGTAGCGGATAGCATCCTCAGCTATGCTGCACATAGCCTTGGCAACAAGGCCACGGAACAAGTCAGGGTTATCCATAAGGACTTCCTTAACCGCATCTTCGATGCGACCATTCAGGTAGCTTTCAACCTCGTCGCCAACGTAGTTGGGCAGAGTATCCAGAAGGACATTCTCGACACCAGCGTTGAACTCTGATTCATAAATGAGTTCGGTAGCAAGTTCCGCTATGTCAATTTCAATTTCAGCATTTACATTCATCCGATTTCCTCCATCGGTTTTCTAGGTTCTTCTTTAATTGAACCTTTCACTCCGTTCAAGGTTCATTAAAGAGAACCAAGAACCCCAGCACTTTAACTGGCCTAACCAATCAAGCTCTAAAGCTTGATTGGAAAGGTCAACCAAAGGTTGACTAAGCAGGAATCTGAGTAGAACTCAACACCTGCTGTCTGGCTTCATTGCCAGAAAAAAAGAAATCTTCACGACCTGACGAATCGACATAGTCGATCCGAACAATGCTAGGTGGCACATCACTAATTGCAGTGATAGTAACCCAATTAGTCCATGCGATACTTAAACGAATTTTCATCCCGACTGCCAAGTTCTTGGCAGAAACAGCACAACTATCTTCGGTCAATGTCATCGGATATCCTCCATCCAATTTGATAGTGAGAGTATTTAACCCCTCAAAACAGAGGGGGTTAAATACACTCAATCCAGCAGTTAGCTGGTCTAACCCTCCAAGCCCTAAGGCTTGGAAAGAAAGATCAACCAAGACGCTGTAAGCGTTACAATCCATATCTTTCACTAGAAAACAAAGTCTCAGATTTCAAAGCCGAAGAAATATGAGGAGCCATTTGAGCTATCAAATCTATGATTTGATTCGCAGTCAAATAAACATCGACTTTAGAAACCGCCTTTTCAATTCCATCGGAATTCAAGACACGATCATCAATAGTTTCTGCCATAAGAGCAGTAAATTGAAAATGTTTCATTAGACCAATTCTCCAATCGCATCGAGATAAATCTCGATCTCTTCCAAAGCTCTCCTAATTTCAGGAGCAGTATTTCCAGCTTCGATCTGCTGAAGCAGCATTAATCTCATATTTTTATAACCATCCAAAGATGGTTCTAAACTGATTTCTTTATTTGCCATTTCGATACCTCCATCGAAAATTTGGGTTGAGGGTTTCTTTCCCCTCAAAAGAGAGGGGGAAAGAAACTCTTTCTAAGTGATTCAAGCTCTTCTAAATGAACCGCCAAGGATTCTCCTCAGCAGCGACCCAGAAACCATAATCACAACTTTCCTCATCACAATGAGGAACATAAACATCATTTCGACAGACGAAACGATGATGAATCTCTTCGACGAAATTCCAGAACTTCTCCGACATCTTGCCTCCAAATTTCGGTTTGGGGTTTGTTTCCCCTCAAAACAGAGGGGGAAACAAACTCTTTCAAAGAGAATCAAGCTACTTTCAGAACCCCAACGGCCAGAACCAAAGGGTTGGACCGTAGGTCCAGTGGTCCGATAATCCCAGCCAGCAACAGCAAATTACTACGTAATTCTGGGCCGAGAACTAGTACAAAGTACTAGATTTCACTTAGTACAGAGTACTAAGTGCGGCGGCAGTCCACCGAACAGTCCCAGCTTGCTTTAGCAAGCCATAGAGGGGTACCCCCCTTGGGGGGGTACCCCCATCGCACATGTATATGTATAGATATCCATTTGGAATGCGTTTGGTTTTTAGAACTTGGATCCTTTGTCGCTGTATGCGCCAAAGTTCTTAGTCTTTAGTACTAAGTGTCAATCTCCATCCCTGGGGGGTATGGAGATTGGTACTAAGTAATTACTTAGTATAGGGGTGGAGTGTCCCGTTTTATTTACTAGTTTTGTGTGTTCGTAATGTAACTGTCACATACTTGTTAGGTGTCTGCTTGGGACATCTGATCTATGGTATGTGTACGTAAAGCAAGGAGCGCATACATGCCACAGAATGGTGGAGGCCGAGGCTGGTCTTGGGACGAGGACTCAAACGAAAAGGTTATGCCTGACACTTGGAAGGCGTTACTAGAGTGGTTGTTGCTTGGTCCTGAAAGGTCTCCTAAGACTCAGAAAGAGTGGGCGGTCGAACAAGACATCCATCAGGATTCTGTTCGCCGCATAAAAAGAGATCCACGGTTTATCCGTGAGTGGGATCGTCGTGCAGCAGAACTGAACATCAACCCTGAACGTGTTCAGAGTGTTATAGATGCTCTGTGGCAGCAGGCTGCCCAGGGGGATGTGAAGGCTGCGTCTTTGTATTTGCAATATATTGAAAAGTTTACGCCAAAGCGTAAGGTAGTTATGGAAGATGAGCGGGACGTTTCTTCCTTTAGTGATGACGAGCTTGCTTCGTTGTTGGAAGAGGAAGTGGCTTCCCTACGATTAATTAAAGGTGGTTTGGAAGATGCCTAAAGTTGGCAAAAAACACTATTCATATTCGACTAAGGGTCGTGCTGCGGCTGCTAAAGAAGCGAAGCGTACGGGTAAGAAAGTGACGAATAAGCGGAAAAAGCGTTAATGGCTGCAAAGAAAGATGTCCGTTTAACAAAAGCTGGTGTTTCGGGTTATAACAAACCGAAACGTACGCCTAAGCATCCTAAGAAGTCGCATGTTGTTGTGGCTAAAGAGGGGAATCAAATTAAAACGATTCGTTTTGGTCAGCAAGGTAAGACGGGGGATAAAGGCAATACTGCTCGTTCTAGGTCATTTAAGGCTCGTCATGCTGCGAACATTAAGAAAGGCAAGATGTCTGCGGCTTATTGGGCAAACAAGGTGAAATGGTGACAGAGTTGCAAGATTTGCGTGATGATGGGATGTGGATGCAGTTGGAGGCGTTGGGGGAGCGCCCTGACTTGTTGACTGATCCGTTTTTGGATGATGAACCGTTGGAGTGCGGTTTGGATGACCCTGAGGTGTGTGAATCTTGCCAGTAGGGGGTTGTAGTGGAGATAAAGGATGTTGCAGAGACGGCGGACATTTGGTCGTCGGCTATAAAGAAGATTGTTGCGGCGATTACTGCTGTTGTGGTGACGTTGATTGCTGCTGTAAGCGGCATATCGATGATGTGGTCGGATGATAAATCTGAGCCTGTGGAGATTAGGACTGATTATGTTGGTGGAGGAACAATGTTTGGTCCGCAGTGTTCTCAGTTGATGTCTACGATTGAACATACTTGGACAGAACAACAGTGGTCTGTTTGGGAGCAGTTGCGTAAAAGTATGGATTGTTGATGAATCGTTTGTCTGAGCTACGTCAAGAGGTGGAGTGGCGTAAATGTGTTCGTAGTGAAAAGTATTTTCTTAAAAACTATTGGTACATTGCTCATCCTGCTCATGGCCGTATTTTGTTTAATTTACGTGATGCTCAAACAAAAGCTCTTGAAGAGTGGTCTGAAAATAGATATTCGCTTACACTGAAAGCAAGACAGATCGGATGGACGACGCTGGTTGCGGCCCATCAGTTTTGGTTAGCGTTTTTTCATTCCGATCAAAACATTATTGACCTTTCTCGTACTGAGCGAGAGTCGGTTTTGTTGTTGAAGAAAACAAAGTACGGGGCAAAACATTTGCCAGATTGGATGATAAATCGTGGACCTAAGTCCTTGGTCGAGCACCAACAAAGAATGGCTTTCGACAATGGATCGCAAATCGTTTCGATGCCTTCAGCGAGCGACCCTGCACGTGGCGAATCGGCCTCACTCGTCGTGGTTGACGAGTGGGCGTTCTTGCCGTCACCTGAAGATGCGTGGGCAAGTATTGAACCAGTAGCTGATGTTGGTGGACGTATCATTGGTTTAAGTACAGCGAACGGTTCGGGTAACTTTTTTCATCATTTGTGGACTGGTGCTACTACGGGGAACAACAAGTTCAGTCCTATGTTTTTTCCGTGGAGTGCTACGGGGGATAGAGATGAGTCTTGGTATGAATCAAAACGTGATTCGATGTTGCCGTGGCAGTTGGCTCAGGAATACCCGACCACCCCCGAAGAGGCTTTTATTCGTTCAGGAAATCCTGTGTTTGATTTGGATGTTCTTGATGCTATGCAAATACATGTGGAAGCTGGCCGTTACGGTTATCTTCACGAAATCCAGCCAAGAGTTTTGGAATTTAGATGTTGACGGTGTGGCGGGAACCAGAACGGTGGAGCGGATACGTCCTTGGCGTGGATACGGCTGAAGGTTTAGGTCATGGCGACTATTCGTGTATTCAAGTATTGGATGCGAAAGAAGGCACGCAAATGGCGGTATGGCACGGCCATATCCCGCCTGATGAGTTGGCATACGAGGTACATAACATTGGAATTTGGTACGGCAATGCTTTGTGTTGTGTGGAATCCAATAACCACGGGCTAACCACTATTACTCAGTTACGTCAGTTGGGTTATCCAAACATGTTTCGACGTAGATCGTTAAATAGTCAGACAGATCGTATGTCGCAGGAGTTTGGGTGGAAAACTACTCGTACGTCTAAACCGTTGATGATTGACGATTTATCTATGGCTTTACGTAACGACGAACTAATTTTGAAGGACCAACATACGATTGCAGAGTTGCGTACTTATGTGCGTAATGAGCGTGGTGGCATGTCGGGTTCTCCACATGATGACCGTGTGATGGCGTTGGCGTTGGCTAACCAAATGCGGAAGTATGCGTTTGTTCCTGAGTATGTTCAGGAAGTGGATGACATGTGGACGTTTGATTGGTGGATGCGTAAAGCCAACAAACATGAGTCTGTAGGCGATACGATTGGCTTGAACACGATCCGTGGGACAACTTAAATATGTTTTTAGGCATATGTCTATGATTGGAGTGGCCGATAATGGCTAACAAATACAATGCATCGGGAATGGGCGAAACAATGCGCATTAACCATGCACAACTTTACAATGGACCTCCCGCCGAAGGCGGTTCGCAACCATCAGAACCTCGTTTTACTGGGGACCTAGATCAAGCGCAGCCTGGTGACATGGGCGCTGGTGTTACTCCTCGTGAAACACCAATGAACCAACACGGAACTACAGGCTCGGTTGCACCTTCAGCTAAACAGCCTGACGGCGCTGTACAAAGCACCTGAAAATGGCGGTCCTCCCAGATGGGGCGACCTTTGAAGAGTTTACCCAATACGTTCTTGAACGTCGTGGGCGAGTTCCTTTGCAGGAACTTAAAGAACTTTATGAGCGTCGCTTAAAACTTAAATCAATATCCATCGCTACGGGAGAGACAATTCGCGCAATGTTGCCTCGTGAGGAACAACATCTCACTATGAGGGAACGAGAACAAAAAGTGCTAGCAGAGGCTCGTGCGGCTGGACACACTCCCGAGCGAGCTTAAAAGTTGGGTTGAATAATGGCACGGATGACAAAAGCTGACCGTTTCTCTCAAACTAAAGAGAGATTAGATAACACCTACAGTTGGCGTAGCGAAGAAGGCTACGACGCTAAATGGCATCGGATGATTGACCTTTACAGAGGCAAAACATTTGGTGGTACTGGTGGAGGTTATGAAGGAAATGTCGGTTATGACCGAATTTCTGTCAACATGGCTTTCTCAACCGTTAATGTTATTGCCCCGAGCGTTGCGGTAAATCACCCAACAATTACTGTTACAGCAAACAAAGAGGGTGACGAATCACGAGCCGTTTTTGTTGAAGCAGTAATTAACTATTTGTGGCGACATCACGACTATCGGAAACCATTTCGGCGGGCAGTCAAAGATTTTCTTATCGTAGGCCACGGCTGGCTTAAAGTCGGTTGGCGGTTTGTAGAACAAGAAAGAGATTTGACTCCCGCTGAGATGGCTGCTGAATACAATCAGGCAACTCTTGAAGTAGATCAGTTTGCTTACGACAATCCTGAAATGATGAATGATCTTCCATCAGATCAAGATGTGATGGACGCTATTCCTTCCAAAAAAATGGAAGTTGTAGAAGATCAAGCGTTTGTTGAACGGATAAGTCCGTTTGACATGCTTGTAGACCCAGAAGCAACATGTTTAGAAGATGCTCGTTGGATTGCTCAACGTATTGTGCGTCCACTTGCAGAAGTAAAACGAGACAAAAGATTCAAACGATCTGCTCGACAAGATTTGGAAGCTGATTCTGGAGTTCGTTACCGCTGGGACGGCGATGACGAACGAGAACAATACAACGAAGTAACTGCACGAGTTACCTTGTACGAATTTTATGATCTTGAAGATGGCACAATTTCTGTGTGTTCAGAAGGTGGCGACGACTACCTGTTAGATCCAACTGAAATGCCATACCATTTCGGTCATCCATTTGTGATGATGCGAAACTATGACGTTCCTGACCAGTTCTACCCAATGGGTGACCTTGAAGCTATCGAATCACTTCAAGAAGAACTAAACAAAACTCGTTCTCAAATGGTGAACCACAGGAAACGGTACGCCAGAAAATATTTGTATCACGAACGTTCGTTTGGTCCTGAAGGCCGTGAAGCCTTGGAATCTGACGATGATGGACGGTTCGTTCCTGTCATAGACGAAAACCGTGATCTTTCAGGTGTTGTTCAACCGTTACCTCAGGTACCGCTTGCCCCTGAAATGTATAACCACTCCAACGTTATTGAGGGAGATATCAACACTGTAAGCGGCGTATCCGAATATGCCCGTGGACAGATGCCAGAAACTCGTCGTACTGCAACAGAAGCCAGCATCATTGTTGATGCGGGCAACGCTCGTGCTGCTGACAAGTTAGCTATCGTAGAGTTTTCTATTTCTGAAGTAGCTCGCATGGTCATGCAACTAATGATGCAGTACATGACTGACGCTCAAATGGTGCGTATCACAGGCAAAAATGACGAAAAGTTTTTTGTCGCTTACACCCGTGATGACATTATTGGAGAATTTGATTTCTCTGTAGAAGGCGGCTCTACACAACCGTTTAACGAAACGGCTCGCCGTCAACAAGCAATTTCTTTACTGAACGCTATGGCTCCGCTAATTGGCACTGTTGTTGATCCTGCGGAAATAGCTAAACATGTGTTGTCTTATGGGTTTGGGATTAATGACCCTGATCGTTACATGATTCAACAACAAACACCTGTTGATGCTCAAGTAGCACAAGAGGAATCTGGGGGGGTAGCTGATCCGTTTGGTGTGCCTCCAATGTCACAAGGCGGCATGGGGCCAGGACCAATCCCTCAACAAGTCTTTGAAGGCACAAGTGGAGTACCACCCGAATTGATAAATCAACTCCAAAACCAAATGGGTGTAGAGTTGCCCAACATGTAATGGGACACTTCTATGTGTCATATAGGAACACCCGAAAGGATTCCTGATGGATGAAAACACAGCCTTGGGACTGGATACCAGCAACCCAAGCACTTTGAGTGAAGAAAGCGGCCCTACTCATACGGTCACCGTTGACGGTGAACAAATGGATGTGTCGCAAACTGAGCTTATTAATGGCTACCAACGCCAAGCGGATTACACACGTAAAACGCAAGAGTTGGCAACTGAACGCGAAAGATTGGCTCAAGGTGAGGCAATCGTCCAAGCGCTGGAGTCTGATCCCGAAAGTGCCGTGTCAGCGTTAGCTGATGCGTTTGGAATCAGAATGGGCAACCAAGTATCTGTTTCTGAAGAAGAAGTAGAAGAACTGGACCCAGAAGAAACCAGACTTAGACGACTTGAATCGGCTATTGAAGAACAAGATCGCTTAAACAGACAGCAAAATTTGCAGAAAGAAATGAACGGACTGCGAGACAAATATCAAACTGATATTGACGAGAATGCTTTGTACTCTCACGCTTTGAAACACAACATTGGGAACTTAGATGCTGCCTATGCGCATATGACTTATGCGGATTTGCAGGATAAAGCTAAGAATTCTGACATTGTGGAAGAAAAGCGTGCAGCCTCAATTATTGAGGATGGTTCGGGTTCAGCACCAGGCACTGTCAGTCGTGATTTTAATAAAGCAGTTACTTCACTTCGAGATGCATTTGATCTGGCAAAACAAGAATTAGCCCAATAAAACTTTAGGAGTATCAAATGGCTGCGGGAAACAGCGATTTCAATGAGATTCTCTCTACGACTCTCAAAAACTACGTACCTAAATTGGCTGACAACGTTTTTACGGCTCGTCCTCTGTTCTATGCGCTTACCAATGGTCAGACCATTAGGCGCATAAACGGCGGTGCCAAAATTGTTGTTCCAATTATTTATGGTACAAACTCAACTGCTGGTTCATACAGCGGTTCTGACACTATTGACACGACTGCTCAGACAGGAATCACTGCTGCTGAGTACGACTGGAAACAGTATGCAGCAACCGTCACTATCACTGGCATTGAAGAAGCTAAAAACAATGGCGAAGCAGCAATAATCGACCTTCTTGAAGGCAAGATTATGCAAGCAGAGCAAACCATCATTCAAAACATGAACACCATGTTCTATAGCAATGGTGCGGGTAACGGCGGAAAAGACTTCCTTGGTCTTAACGGCCTTGTTGGAACAGGTAACGACTCTGGTAGCGCTATTGGCGGTATCGACGCTACTGATGCTGACAACTCGTGGTGGCGTTCGAGTCTCACCAACCAAGGTGGCGCTCTTACTTTGGCTGCTATGTCAACCATGTACAACAATGTTTCAGTTGGTAATGACCAACCGACCATTATCATCACGGATCAAGACGAATACGAAAAGTATGAAGCCTTGCTCCAGCCGAACCTTCGGTACACAAGCGCTGACGTTGCTGACGCAGGATTCCAGAACCTCCTTTTTAAGGGAGCACCAGTGACCTACGACAGTGACACGAACCTAGATACCAAAATGTTCTTCTTGAACACCAAGTACCTCAGGCTCGTAGCCCATACGGAAACTTGGTTCCAACCAACTCCGTTTGTACGGCCAACTAACCAAGATGCCCGCTACGCACAGATCCTGTGCTACGGCCAGTTGACGACTTCTAATCGTTCACGCCAAGGCATGTTGTACGGCCTTACCGATTAATAATAAGTAGTGGAGCGAGTATGCAACGTGAAGTAGCTTTGGTTTACAGTCGGGACGCAAGACCCGCAGGTTCAACTGGCACTCGTCCAGGTCATTACGCACCTGGACAGACGGCAGGGGCACGACCCATGCCAGGTGTCACTGAGTTTGTTGAAGAAACCGAAGTTGCTTCCGTTGCAGCTTGCTCCGCAACGACCCGTGCGGGTACAGCGTGCAAAGCACGCCCAGTCGGCGGGTCGGATCTCTGCATTGGTCACACTAGACAATCGGCGGCTACCTGATGGCTTTAACTCTTGCTCAGATTCGTACTCAAGTACGTAGCGTTGTTGATATTGATTCAACCGATATTGATGACACCACGTTAGATACGATGATTGGTCAAGGATTTGATCTGATTGTTTACAGTGAAAAACGTTGGCCGTTCTTTGAAGTACGAACAACGTTTAATACTGTTAATGGGACCAAAGATTACACAATCGCAACTCTCGCTGGTGCTCCTGACGCTGTAACTCAGGGCATACGTGACGTTCTTGCGGTTCGCAACAATGACCATGTGTTGCAATACATTGGTTCAGACAGCGCAGATTTTGATTACCCCTTAAACTCTTTGCCTTCAGGTTCACCGTGGGAGTGGAGTTTCTGGAACGACACTCTGCGTCTTTACCCTGTTCCTGATAGTGCAGAAACTATTTATGTAAGAGCTATACGTAACCCAACTGCGTTTGGGTTAGGTAGTTCTAGTGGTTCTTCTCCTGATTTACCTGATCCGTTTCATGCGGTTTTGGCTACGTACGCTATTTCGGCTGCGTATTTTCAGCAGGAAGATCCAACAATGGGTAACCAATACATGGCGTTGTTTACTTCACAACTTGACAACCTTGCCCGTCGCTACGCTGATACTCCTGCTCCGCAACCTATGATTGCGAATAGCCGAAGTTCAACTCTTTACGCTGCGGGTATGGGAAGGTTAAGGTACGCCAATACTGGCGGAGTGGTCTGGTAATCCCTGATGGCTCGTCAAGGATTTTCTCTTGAAGTACTGGAATCGTTTTCAGGTGGGTTGAACCTTAGAAGCGATCAGTTCAACCTTTCAGACAACGAATCACCCGACATGCTCAACGTAACTGTTGACCCTCGTGGTGGTATAAGAATGCGTGACGGTGTTGACCGCCGAAACACCACAGCCTTAAGCGCTGACGTTAAAGGCATGTGGGGGTTTCATACTGATTCTGGAACTAACCAGTTGATGGTTAATTATGGAACCAAAGTGGCTCATTCGGCGGCGGGCAATTTTACGGATCTTACTGGAATAACAGCAAGGACAAATGGCTCCCGTGTTTACGGGATGACAATGAACAATGTTTCTTATGGCGTTAGTTATGACAAGCCGTCTTTCAAGTGGGATGGGTCAACGGCTGCGGATCTCGGAACCGCTTTTGGGGCAAGCGGCAACATGCCGCAAGCCCAATACATTGCTTTCTGGAACAACTTTGCATGGGTGGCAAACACTTACGAATCAGGAACGGGTTACCGTTCCAGAGTTAGATGGTCAAACACAAACACCCCAGAAACATGGTCAGCGGAAGATTACGTAGACATAGATGTTGGTGAACACGGCGACCAGATAACTGGTCTGGTTGCTGCTGGTGATCGTTTAATAGTTTTCAAAACAAACAGCGTGTATGCGATCTTCGGTTTTGATTCTGATTCGTTTCAAGTCGTTACGTTAAGTAACGACGTTGGGGCAGTAGAACTGTCGTCGCCTGTAAATACTCCAGTTGGAACATTTTTTTGGCACGCACAAGAAGGCATATACGTTTATGACGGTCAAAGTTTTACGTGGCTGTTTAGCAAATTGCAGCCAGCTATAGATAATCAGCAAATTACTTTTGGTTCTACTCCACAAATAGCGTGGGGTAACAACAAGCTTTACGTTTCTCTTGATTACAGCGCTGATGCTGCCACTGCTCGCCGCACCTATATTTATGATCCGTCGTTGGGTCAGGGTGGTGCATGGGTAGCTACCGACATTGATGCTGGTCCACTGTTTTCTTATAGGCCACCGAATAGTACGCCTACAGTGTTTGCTGGATGTGTAGCAAATACAGGTTCTGTAGTTGATGTTGAAGATGAACAAAAACGTGACGCTGACCGTTACACATCAAGCACAGAAACACATATTGATTCATATTTTGTTACTCGTTGGGTAACAGGAAAAGATCCTATTGTTAAGAAACGTTGGGGTCGTCCAAGGGCTGTTGTTTCTGCTGAAGAAACAATTACGTTGCCTATAAACATTTTTAAGGATTACGACAAATCTACGCAAACTTCTAGTTTTAGTGTAAGTGTGACAGGTAAAACGTCTGCTTCTCGTTGGGATACAGCTAAGTGGGATGATGCGGGTGCTGATTCTGCTTATCTTGCTAAATGGGATGCTATTGGTCGTGATCTCACCGCTGATGTCAAAAACTTGCCTACACTTGGGACAGGACGGAGTGTAAGTATGAAAGTCAGCGGACCTACTAATAATTTCCATTGGGAAATCAATGCGCTGGCGTTTACTTATACGCCAAGGAGACTGCGTTAAATGGCAACTCTTGGACCTCTAAACGATTTCAATGCAGGCACAACGATTGTTGCTGCCGACATGAATCAAAACTTTACGGACATTGAAACTTTTGTAAACACCACTCCTGGTGTTGTACAAAAAGACATTGTTGATGCAAAAGGCGATCTTATTGTTGCGACCAGCGCTGACGCTGTGTCTCGGTTGGCTGTTGGCACAAATGATTATGTGTTGACTGCGGCTTCGGGTGAAGCAACAGGTGTTAAATGGGCTGCTGCTGCGTCAGATGCGACGAAGATGCCGCTTGCTGGTGGTACTTTTACTGGTTCTGTTACGTTTGATGCAACAAACACATTTGAGGCAGCAAACACGTATCAGGGTGCCAGCCCAATGTTGCTTACGGGTGCGACTACTGGCAATGGGTACGAAATTACTATTTCTGTAACTGATCCTACCGCTGACAGGACGCTTACTTTGCCTAATGCGACTGGGACAGTAGCGCTTACTAGTGATATACCCACGTCCGTGAACGGTACATCGGATAACATTATTTCTAATCAAGTCTTTAGTTAAAGGACCAATATGGCGACATATTCCAAAATCACGCTGTCAGGAAGTACTGACGGTAAAGGTATTGCGGTTGCAGCAACATCAAGTCCAGGTACAACTATTCATACAGGTAGTGGAACAGCAACTACGTATGACGAAGTATGGCTGTATGCGATAAATCAATCTGCTGGTGATATCAAACTTACCGTAGAGTGGGGCGCTGCTACTACCGCAGATATTATTGAACAAACAATTACTACTGAAGCAGGACTAACTCTTATAGCTCCTGGTTTACTTGTTAAAGGAAATGGTACTCCTTTAGTAGTTAAAGCATTTGGTGGTAGTGCTGGTATTAATATCTTCGGTTACGTAAACCAAATCACAGCCTAAGAGGAGACATGGATGTCTGTTCGACAGGACCGAGTTAATCCAAGCACGTATATAGCTAATTGGAAAGGCCGTACGAACACGCCTAAGGCGTGGCCTGGTACTTCTGTTTCTACGTGGATGAACGGTGGTCTGTATGGTGGCGGTGGGTCAGACAACTGGGTTATGTCTATTGACCTTAGCCCAGGCGACGCTTTGGGTGATTATGGGTATTCGTGGGGTTGCTATTTTGACCGAACAAATGAAAAACTTTATTGGGTAGGTGGCACAGCAGGTCTTGGTTCTACTTATCCAAGAATAGGCAAAATGGACCCAGATGGGAACCAAGAATGGGCCTATCAATACAACATTGACACCTCTACGAACTGGTCAATGAACCAAAATGGTGCAGGGCATTGGGTAGATACTGGGCAATCGCAGGCGGGTACAGAGAACTATCTTATTTTTAATTTCAAGGGATATAACTCGCCAAATAGTTCGTATCCAGCTTGCTTCTGGAGAATGAATCCTTCAACTGGAGAAGTAGACACAGACGTAAAAATTGGAGATAGCTATGGGTGGCAGATGTTCACCTTCGGCCAATCAGTAGCAAAAGATACCGACAACATTTATTTCCCGATAGGACAGTGGACCAACTTTTCGGGATATGGCTCTTGCATTATTAAGTACAATCATAGCCTTACGGATAAATATAACGTCAGACTTTTCAATGGTTCGCCTACTTCCCCTGGCACTATTCTTTATGGTCCTGGTTCCACGGTAAGCAATGCAAATATTTGTATGCAAATGGGATATGGCAGATTAACTTATGCCAAACATACGAACATTACAGGTACACAGAACTTGGCTGCTGTCGGCCAA